TGTCTTCTCATCAAAGACGGTCTCATCATTAATACCTAGGGCAGTAAAGCCTCCCCGTTGTTTAATATCGTTAAGAGTAGATCCTACAAATTGATATTTACCCATAGGAGTACTAGCATCTCCATTTGCAGCTGCCTTAGTACCCGCCGGCATATTCTGCTTACTCCAATTAAAGTACTCAGAACCCGGTGCTGAGAAGTCCAGAACCTCTCCCATACTCATTTCTGTAAGATTAAAATCAGAGAAGTCTGTATTCTGAGACTGATTTAATAAAGCGTTATATCCACCACTACCGCTTTCAAAGTTACCCATGAGGGATGCAACATCTGTAGAAGGTTTTAAAACAGAAGTGCCTACTATCTCCAACCTATCATCAGCTACTAAATTCTCTAATCGTTCGGTAGCCTGACTTATATTACCATCATATGAAGCTATTGTACTATACGCATAGGTAATGGCAGCTGAGCTCGTAGGGTTCTCTGGAAACATCTCTGCAGCCAGACGTACAGCTGACTTTTTCCAAGACGCTTCTTCAATCTCTTTTGCTTTAGCTTTTGCAAGAGCATCTTTCTGTAAATCCAACTTAGCAGCTTGTTCTTTAGCTTTTAGGGGAACATAGACTTCTGCAAATCCTTTAAATGCACTAGCTAGAGCTCCCTCATCTTCTTGCCTATAGGCTCCGGATGCTAAATTTCCTCTTACGCGACTACGCCAACTCATCAGTGGTCTCCTCTTCATCCATACCAAGCATTGCTTGTTGCTCCTGTTCGGGAGCGGCTTCCACATCTTCACCAGATGGGCTTGCCATTAATCCTTCCTCTGGAGCAGGAGGTGCTACAGTAGGCTCATCTATGGGCGTATCATCCTGATCGTCTTCAGCCTCTAATAGAAGTGAAAGCTGGCTAGGTGTGTATATTAACTCATCATTAGCCTCTGCACCCATTTCATATTTAAGATCATGAGCCTTTGCAAAAATCTCAATGCCTCGAGCAACTGGCCCAGCAATTAATATTGCCATATCAATGTGTATCACACCTTTAGAGATAGCTTGCTGAAGCATGGCGCTGGTAACTGTGGCTATGGACATATCAATATCAAGCAACGAGTACACTAATGATGCCCCCGAAGGTGTCTCTAGTCGATTTAATGTATTGGAGACTGCCTCATCATAATTAGTAATATCAGAAGGTCTATGCCACGGATAATTCCTAGTATCTGAGGTGTAGTTTGCACCGGGGATAGGGGCTTTAGGTATCTGCATCTTCATCCTCCTGCTCTTCGGGAGAAAGATCTAAATCCTTTTCCATGTTATCAAAATAATCAGGAGTGAAAACTATTTCTTCACCTGTCTCATTAAGCATATTCTCAGGCATTTTACCATCAAGAAAAGCTGTAATACTGCGCTTTACTGCATTGCCAAATTTCATTGAATTTTCCCGTAATTAACCATTAGATAACCATGATCCCCTGTAGCCACAGCATCTGGATGGGTTTTCTGTATTTCTTGAGCAATAACTCCCATAGAGCTCTTAGCCGGCGCACCAAGACGCTGGGCTTCTTCATTCCACTTCCATGTGTACATTCGAACACCAGAGGGTAACGTACTGAAATGTTTAATATCAGTTTTTAAACGCTCATCTGACATTATAAGTGCCGCACCGATCTGACCAATAGCAGACCACATTCCATCTTTACCTCCAGAGCCTTTAGACATTGCAGCTATTTCAGCGGCTATGATCTGAGCCTCTCTAGAAAGTTCGTTCTCTGCGGATTTCCAAATATTATCAAATATACTGTCCAGACGATCCCAGATTTGATTCATACCCTCTTGAGATATGTTCAACATATTCTTTACATCTGTACTTGCCGCTTCAAATGTTAGTCTGTTATTTTCAGTCTCTACAGTCTGTCGCCACTTAGCATTCGCTACATCAATGTTGTATTGCATGTTGGCATAGAATTGCTGCCTCTGATTTTCCATCTCTGAATTAAACTGCATGGCGGTATTTTTAGAGCCGGCATTAAATTGAGCCATAGAGTTCATTTGAGTAGCATTAAACTGCCCTACATTAACGGATAATTGATCGTAGAATTTCTCAAAATCATTATTAGTTTCGGCTGTAAATAAACGCTGAGCATTGATAGCTGCTTGATCTGTGAATAGAGCCTGTACCATAGACTGAGTATTAATAACCTCAGCCTGTTGTCGGTTATTCATATTTGTCAGATCCATCTGCAAGAACGCTTTAGCATTATTTACTAGAGCAGCCTGTCGAGCATCTAAGTTAGCAACTTCAAATTGTGCTAATACATTAGCTTTGTTGATAATAGACTGTTGCCTATTATCTAAGTTCTTTAAACTTACTGTTTGGAAGAATGCAGCATCTTTTTCAGCCACACCAAGGGTAGCTTGCATTAGAGCATTACTCATTAACTCAACGCCAGCTGATCCTGTAATTCCTTTGAAGGCCATCGCTCTACCAGCTTCCCTAGATAAGCCTTGAGCCCACTCAGGAATCCGAGGATTACCATTTGAATCTTTGAATTCAGCACTAATGATCTTCATCTGCCCTAGGACAGTAGCTTTAGCATCAGTGTAGTTACCTTCACCTAGTTTTTGAGCTAGGAGTTTACCCGCTACCGTACTAGTATCAATGATATTTGAGATATCTTGAGAAGCAAAGTCATTAAGAGCCTCTCCAAGAACACCTTCACCCGCACCAATACCATCTATATCAATCTTTACATCATCAGGATCTACTAACATATTGTCAGTAACCTCTCCTGTAACAGCATCTACAGTAGTGCTTTCACCGCCCATTAGATTTGTTACTGTAGAAGCATTGTATAGAGATACTGTACCCTTACCTTCATCCTTAACAGTTTCCGTAGTATCTACTATCTCAGGGTCATAGTAAGGAGCATCTCCCAATTCGTAATTAGGATTATTTGGATCTAGATTAGTGCCAGCCGCATTTGGATCATTTAAAGTTATCAGATCCGATAACGTCATCCCTTTCCCGTCTAGGTAAGCGGCGGGATCATCGATCATTGCTTGTATATCTTCATTAGAAGAAACAATACCTGCATCTTCAGCCATCTTAAGGATGTCCTCAGCAGTAAGTGCTTCTAAATCAGGAGTTGCAGGGGCTGCAGGAGCAGCTGGTGCGCCACCTCCGCCACCGCCTCCCCCAGTATTTGCGGGTTTAGGATCAGTACTATGATTATTATAGGGATCATCAACCTCTACAGATCCACCTGAGTTAGACCATCCGCCTCCCCAGCCATCATCCTCTACACCATTTACATAATTTGTACCACCAAATGTATTTGATAAAGATTGGCTAAAGGTATTCCCGCCACCTATAGTGTCTGCCCATAATCCCATTACAATTTTTCCTTTTCTTCTTCGCAGAGGCGTACTTTATCTCGAAGCTTTGCATAATCCGATATTACCATTGGTATGGCCGAATACCCTTCATCCAAGGTGTCTAGCTCTTGAGCCAGATCCTCATTCATTTCTTGATCATATGATTGTAAGGGTGGGCAATAGACCTCAAGCTGAGTTCTATAAACCGTTTCCGCGCAACCGCTTAATAAGCCCGCGCCTAGAATTAGTGGAATTATCTTCTTCATGTTCTGCCATATTTTTGTAAAATTTTGAGGCCTTTTTAGTCGCCTGTAGTTCGTCAGCTAAAACCTTAGTCTTCTCAATTTTCTTACCATCCTTGCGCCCTAGGACATAAAGTATAGGTAACAACACTGCTAATCCTGCAATGATGTAGGTTTTAAATTTACCCACTATACTAAACATTAATGCCTACCTTCTTTGCCGCGCATTGCAATATATTTCAGTTCATTTTCAAGTATTGCTATACGCTGTTTGACACTGTTCATCTCAGAGATAGATTTAGTCATCGCCGCCATATCTCCCCAAACGTCTTCCATATCTTCTTGGATACGATTAATTGTATCATGATTTTCTTTGACATCCCGTTTGGTATTTATAGCGTCTTCCAGCGCCATGCGTGACCCAAGGGTACTTACAGTTTCCTCTAGGCCAGAAATAGTAGATGCCTGTTGTGACACCCACCAGATCCCACCAGCAAGCTGGATAAACATTGCAAATATTAACGCTAGGGGTATTTTCTTTTCCATGTACTTTTACTTTCTTTGCCCTAATGGATGCCGTTTTTGTGATCCTTAAATCTAGCGTATGCAGCTAGACCTATGCCTCCGATTGCACATAACAAAAATATAGTTTTCATACTTTCAGAGTACGGTACTAAAGCTTCTATTTGAGGAGTAATCTCCCCTAAAGCAGTAGCTGCACCCGCAACACCAGCACCCGCCATTGTTTTAGATTTTGTTAAAGGTTTAGTTGCTGATGCGGCAGTTACTTTTTGCGGCATCTCTGGGCCACCTTCGTCACTAGGAAGTCTTGCGTCCCTACTGAAGATAGCGGCTTCAGCTGCCCTACGACGAGTAAGACCACGAAGAGGCTGAAGCTTACCACCAACCCTCGCTTTATTCCATCGTAAGAGCTGTTCTGGTACGGCATCGTACAGGCCTTTGTTTAATTTTTTTAACAAGGTACTGCTTTTAAAAGATCCAGCGCCAAGGTTGAATACGAAGCTTACTAAAGCATCAAATTGACCTTGAGTTAGTGGTACTTCGACATATCGAAAGACGGCTTTCTGGTGTTCTTTAATATCTTCAATTAGTAGAGCCTCAGCTTCTTTCACTGTGATCTTCATTCCAGATCGAACACCTTTGCATGAACCGTATCCGATAGTCCATTTTCCGGCAGGGCATCGATAACTATGTACTAGCCCATCTTCTTTTACTTTATGTAGACCCTCAAACTTCTTGATAAGTTCGATACAATCTTTTGATACGTTTTGTGGATGCATGTTATTACCTTGTTGTTGCGTATGGTGACATGAACCCGCTCGTTACGGCCCCTCCAGACCCTGCTTGCATAGCTGGGCTAAGATTACCCATCCCAGCATTTGCTCCAGCTACATTTTGTAAGTCATTTAAGCTTCTCAGACTTTTATTAATGTCTATATATTTATCTCCCAAGGTACGGCCTTGAGTATCAAAAGCTCTCAGCAGTAGGTTACCCTGATTATCTATAGCTCTAGAAATGGTACTGCCATTATCCCCTACGCTATTTGCAATAAGGTTACCTTGATCATCAAAAGCATCAGAGAGTTGTTTAAACTCTTGTCGAGTACCCATATCGATATCTGATTGAGCGGAGGCAACTCTAGCTAGGTCACGGATAGTTGTGTCCATCTTAACAGACTGAGCATCAAACCCAGTAGCTAATGCCGCGCCCTGATCTCGGATAGCTGTGTTAATACCTTCTACAGATCTAAATCCAGCATCTTGATTTGCAGAAAGTGTATCTACATTGCCCATTAGAGAATCTTGGTTTGTAGAAAGTGTCCTCAAGTTACCCATTAGAGAGTTCTGATAACCTTCAGCATTAGAAAGCATAGTTTCTACATCCATAGCTACTGAACTTATCTCGGCTCCGGATCCATCAAATCGACTCTCTAAAATACGGCCTTGGTTATCCATAGATCTCTGTATGGTATTACCTTGAGAATCAATCGCGTTAGTAATTAAGTCTCCGCTATCATCAAAACTATCGGCAAGAGCAGAGTATTGAGCTTTTGTAGAAGCGTCTAAATTATCACCTGTAGTCTGTAGGAGATCTCTTACGCCAGATATACTTTTCACTAATGTAGATTTAACTGATTGATCTTCGGCTGAAACATTACTGAACCCGCCTTCAACAGCTCCAGATAGAACCTCAAACCCAGCGCCAGTAGCGTCACCTAGAGATCCAATCTTCTTACCAATATTACTTTGACCTTCAGCTGCCGCCTGTGCGTATCTACCTAAGTCTTCGCGTAGAGCGTCATTTTGATTAGCTGCGGCTAGAGCTCTGTCTGAGCGAGCCTTGTTAGCTATTTCTGTATCATCAGTGTATCGATCTACATAGTTATCAAATGAAGACTTAAATGTATCTTGACCAGACTGTAGGTTAGTCTGTCCGTCAATCAAGCTTGCTCCATAGGCATCTACATTTCCAGTAAGTGTGCTTAAATCACTGGCTAGGCCTGTTTGCCCCTCTGTAAGATTACCTCGAGTAGTATCGATATTGGAATTAGTAGCATCAAATGCCGTACCAACTTCTGTGCCTAAAGTATTAAAGGCAGTGTTTAATCCGGTATTTTGAGTATCAAATGCGGCAGTCATATCAGTACCCATTTGAGTACGATCAGCTTGAGCATCAATAAATCCTTGATCTACTGCACCTTGAATAT